CGGTATCCTTCGGATTGTTCGTGCAATCGGTGTTTAGGATCTGCTGCTGTACGAAGGCTGCAAATTGGTTCGTCAGCAAGTTCGACGGGCCATCGTATTCCCCGGTCAGCGTGCCGTCGGGTTCAAATGCCTTGACGTTCAGATGGATGCGGAAGTGGTTCGGGTCGAGCTTCGGCTCGCTGATCCCTTCCAACACTGCTCCGGTCTTCACGTCGAAGAACTTGATGCGCGCATGCGCGTCGTAGGGCTGCGGTGCGTTGATTGGTTCCATGATTTTCTCCTATGTTGCCGTGCCTTGGAACACCGGCTGCGCGCCGGAACTAACCCCATTCACATTGATCTGCAATCCAGGCACCAAGGACAACGGCCCGCCGAGGTCGATGAAACCGAAAACATGCAGCCCGGCATCATCCGAGTCATAAAAAATGCCCCAGTATGCCCCGGTCGGATTCGATGCGTTCGCTGCGAGGCTGATCGGACTAGTGCATTTCAGGGACGTAACCGCACCAGAAAGAGAACTGGTAGGACTATCAAGCGTAATTCCGCCAGCCGAATACGCCCCGCCCGGCGTGACCTCGTCCGCTGAATAGTCCTGCGCCCCGCCAGCGCCCCAGCGCGGATCTGAATCAGTGATCCCGGGCGTCTGCCCGTTAGTGATGATCCCCATCTTGACGGCGTTCGTTGCCCACAGTGCGGCCAATCCGGTAATTGTCATGTTGCTGACAAACTTTGCTGAAATATGTACGGCGCCTTGTGCCATATTAAGAACTCCTTATTTGTTTTTCTCAGAGGTAAAAGGTATCATGTTTTCGCCACGCTCGTTATTGTTGCTTTGGTCGCATCGGTATAGTTAATCGTAACAGTTGCGACAAGCGTTCCGCCAGATTTGAATGTCCATACATCTGTTGTTGCGCCTGAGGCTAATGATGCGTAATCATATACTGGCAGGTTTAGTCCGGCTGCTCCACCTGCCTGGGTCTCTTTTACCCAAGACAGACTGGCAATGTCCCAGACCAGACCAGCAACCTTCTGCTGTTGCTCATCATAATCAAATCCGGTTCGGAAAGAAGCTGTATGGCTCGCCATGTTTTATCGTGCGCCAGATGGCTCAGTTCGTCAAGATAAGTAAGAGGTTAGAGGTTTCGCCGGTGCTTTGCAGCATGGAAATGTACTCTTCGTTCAGAGCGGTGAGTTTGTTCGACAGCCACGCGGCCATGCCGGGATCCCTGCCTTTCAATTTCACCGGCCCAAGCCCGATGTGGCACGTTGGCTGCGGCGCCCCGTTCATGATGAAGTGAAGGTGACTCAACAGATTGTAGTCTTGGGTAAAGAACAGCTTTTGTTGTTTGAATCCGGCCGATCGAGCAATGGCGGCCAGCGAGACAGCGGTGAAATAAAACAAGTGGTCTTCGTGGAAATAGAACTGCACATACTCCGGTATGTCCCACACGCTCAACAAGGGCTCGTGCAGGTTCGGCACTTCGATGAATGCTACGCCACCTGGTTTCAACACGACGCGCACATCTTTAAAGAACTGAATTGGGTAGTCAACGTGCTCCAAAGTCTGAAACGCACACACGATGTCAAAGCGCTCTCGGTAAAACCTGGAGTCAATCAAAAAGGAGTTGTCTGTTTCGATACCCATGCCCTCCATGAAGGCGCAACACCCGGCATCGGGCTCGATTGCACATCGCCTCGCAGCCATAACGTGGTGCAGGAATTGGCCCGCAGAAGCCCCAATCTCAAGGATTGATGTGCTAGGCGTCAGGTATGGCTGGACGAAGGCTAGGCGCCCATCCTGGTAGCGCCGGTACGTCTCAAACAGTTCTTGCGGAGTTGTTGGGCCTCCGGCTGCGCGATGCGATACCTGCTCCCGATAGTCCTTCCCGTAGTACGCCTTCGCATCTTTCGGCGAGGCGACGAGAAAACCCAAGTCGCACCGTTCGCAGTGAAACACGATGCCCGTTCCGCGCCTCAGAACGCGCGTCAAAACCTTGTCGGTACGCTTGCCACAGATAGGGCAGTCGGCAACGTCAATCATCACTCGCCCACGCATCTTGAATTTCCTGCTCCTCCCGATCGTCCGCCTTGCCTTGGAAAAATCCAGATACGATGTGGCTCACCATCGTCGTGTGATCCCCCTCGCTGCGAGACTTCTCGATCGCGCTCACGCGCTCCCAGGACGAGTTTTCCGCAATCATTGTCGGCCGGATCCACTGCGACCAAGCCCGGTGTGCAAACGCCAAACCAAACACCCGATCATCTTTCTGGTCGTCCAGCGCTGGCTCAATAACGTATCCGCGGCGCACCATCGACTGCATTTCCATCGCCGCTTGAATCGAGCGCACTTCCAACATTCCGGTCGTAAACGAGTCCGAGAGCTCGGCCATGATCGAGAGTTTGTTGTCAAGTGAAGTGTTGTGCGTTGGGATCATGCCGTGGCCAGCAAGATAAAGACTTGATGGGCTATCGACCATTACGCAACGGACCGGAACCGGTTCAATTTTTTTTACGCTAACTATTCTGTGCCACGGCCTACGCTGTTTTCCACGGTTGTTCTGCGTCACCTTTAATTTTCGGCTCAATCGAAAGACAGGATATTCAGGCGCAACCGTGAACCAAAACTGGTGCGCGATTTTAGATGTCTTCCTCACGCCTTTATATATGAACGTCCTCGTCCTAGAAAGATACTTTGCCTTAAAACCAAGTGTTCGGAGAAGTTCAGAAAAACTCTCCGCCAGCGCCTTATTTGACGTAGCAAAGCAACATTGACGATCTCCATTGGAACTCGCACTGCCATCGGTATCCATCAAACCCTGCAAAAGCGCCAACCTTTGACTAAAAGACGCCCTAAGATACTGCCCTGGAATGTGTTTGTTGTTGATTAAGCCAGATGCTTTCAATTTTCCAGACAAGTACCGTATCGTTTGCGTGTGGACGCTTCCGGTGTCGCGCGCAGGTAAAAGACTCTCACCGCATTGGCGTAACAACGACTCCATTTCGTGAATGTCTTTGTGTGATGCGCAATATGCCGCGCTGCCAGAATATCCGTCGCCCAACCATACTCCAAGCGTGTAAGGGTGAATCGGGACATCAATCTCAGGGAGAGAGAGTGGTTTTGCAATCCGAATTACATGACCGGCCGAAGTGCTCGCATCAAGTAACTTCGATGTTTTACGCAATTTCTCCGCGCCGTTACCCCAGCTCTTTTTAAGGTGTCGATGCACTAGCCACAAGTGATCTGCATCTGCAGTAATGGAAGAACCATCATCAAAGGTAATGGCGTAGCACTCGTGGTTTCTCCATATGCCAGAGACACCAGTAACCGTACACGGACAACCCAAATCATCTAAAAGTTTATCCCCGGGCTGAACCTCTTTCATTGTGGTCCATCCGGTAGGTGTCGGAAGGGGCGTGTCAAGGCTTAGACATTTCCAATGATAAACGTAACCCGCACCCGGAGAGTCGATGCGGTGATACATGAACCATCGGGCATTGCCGAAAATATCCTTGATCTCGCCGTTCCCCGGAGTCGGCAGGGCACCGGCATCGAAGAGTTGTTTCAGGTGATTCACTTCCAGCACCGTCGCGTCCCCAGGCCCGGTGATTTCGATGATCATCATCACGTTCCTGTAGATACCGGCCAAGTGTGCCATGACCCAAGCGACCTGGTGATTCTCAACGTCGTGCGTGGCAAACTCAGCAACTTGCACCAACCTGTCCGCATAGCACCGGCAGATTTGAACCACCGAGCGGTCTTTGTTTTCGCTGCGACCGTAAGCCGGGTCTACTCCCATCGCATACCAGCCTATCTCGGACGGCTCTTCGTAGACCTTCAACATCGCGTCCTCGGCATTCACCACCGATTCTATTTTCGTGTCCATGAACTGATTTGCGAACTGGTAGGCGTAGCCCAAGAACGGAGGAGGATTCTCGGACAAGGTGTTCACCAAAGTAACCGCGCGCTTCGACGAGAAAAAACTGTTCCCCGTGTTCAGAAAGGCGTCATCTTCATCCCACGGAAAGTTCTGGTCGATCAGGGAGGACTCTGCGCTGACATCGCACTTCCACCGATACCAGGCAATTTGCTGCGGCGTTATCCGCACCCCATACTTTTCCCAGACGTGATTGACTCGTTCCTGTTCTTCGACATCAACATCGCCATCCCAATACTTCGCGAACATCGGAGATTTTTCGTCGATCGAGTAATCCTCCTTCGCCCACCAACCGATAAAGAAGGCTTTTTGCGTATCGGGGTTGGACCGCGCTTGATTCCACAATTTATAAAACAGGTTGTAACCTTTCGCCGTGGACTCGAAAATGTAGAGGCGGTGCGGGTGCTTTTCTGCAAGTCGATCAATCAGGGAAACTACACCTTCAATCGTTCCGTAGTTCGCGCATTCCGTTGCGTGACAAAAATTGTACGCCCTAGAGCGCCCCACTTCCGTTGATGTTGCGCGCGTGCCGGCGGTTACAAAGTCGAGTACGCTTCCATTCTCGAAAACCATGTGCTCCCGGTTGTCCCCGCCCTTCGCTATGCGGATAGCGTAGGATCTAGGCAAGGACGCGATGTAACGCTTCAAGATGATGCGAAACTTCTGTCGGTTGCCATCGGTGTCTGTTAAGAGCACTCCCTGCATACCAGGATGCACAGCAAGCCAGAACAGGTCAATCGCGAGGGAGATGGTGGAAATCCCGAGCTGCATCGCCTTCAAGTTGACGAAGGTGTGAATGTCCCGATCCAAACCGTCAATGATCTCGGCCAGGAACCGCTTTTGGGAGCCGTACAGGTTGAGTGGCCCGACCCCGCTTTCCTTGGAGTCGATCGTCAGGTATGAAATAAACTCAAGGAACAGCTCAAGCCAGTTCGTTTCCTGAATCTTCAGCTCGTTGGTTTCGTCAATTTTTTTCAGCCTACTCATTGCGCGGTTTCCTCCCTCGCCGCAATTCTATCCGGCCGCCGATTTGCTCGATCATTTTCTGCATCTCGGAAATGACGGTCTTCTCCACGTTGGCGCGTCTTATCATCGGCTTGGTAAGCCGCCGGCCAGGCTTTTTCTTACGCCCCCTCTTACTCGGGACCAGTTGGTTTCTGAAATGCCAGTAGAGCGTTACCATGCTCATCGGCTTGGCGAGTTGGTATCGCTCCCCAAGTTTGACGCAGATCTGACGGGTTCCTATTCCCATCACTGACCAGGCCGACACTAGGCGGCGGTCTTCTCCGGTCGGGACTATACCCAATCGCTTCCGGCTCAATCCGGGCGCCCCGCGGTAAGCCATGGGACTACCCCTTGAAAAGCGGTATCGAAAACACAATCGCAAGCATCGTCATCACGACGATGATCACGAAACACCACGTCGCAACTGTTTGGCTCTCGCGCTTGGACCGACTGTTGTAGTAGTTCTCTTCTTCCTCGGTGTCATACGGAAACGGGAACATGGCGCCGCCTAGTGTTTCTTTGGTAGTGTCAAGGTCGATGTGGGTTTCGCCGTTCCTTCCGCGCGCAGGATGTCCCACTCGTACTCTCCCTTCGGCAACGGATGCACCCATACCCTTTGTTTCTCCCGGTCAAAGGCGACGTACACCGGCACCCCACGCACGTTCGGCAGCTTCGCCTGCATTTCCCTCATCTCCTCCATGTCAAGAAGAATAAGCTTCAAGTCCCTGCCCTTCTGCCCGGCGATCAATGCCCCCCGAATATCGCCCACGTGCCTGAAAGGATAGTCCGGCTGTCCAATCGAGAATTTCATGGCGCTTTGTCCTCCAACTCTTTCAACAGGGCGTCAGCCACCTTCACCGAATCGCGCACGATGTTCTTGACTTCGTACAACTGCGGTGACGAGAGTAGGCCATGCAGCGCTACTGCGGCGATGAGCAGCCGCGTCTCACCATCTTTTCGATCCGGTGGGTTCATTGATTCTGCTCCCCGAGGGCGCCGAAAATCGCCCGCGTGATCCGGCCGTTTTCTTCTGTCATCCTCTTACCCTCGGATTGCTGGAAGATTTGATACGCCGCGGTGCGCCTTGCCTGCGCCTGCAACCATCCGTCTTGGTTGAGTTCCTCGAAGGGCTCCACCAACCCCCTGGATTCGGCCAAGGCAACGAGTTCCGTCGCCACATCCAGGGCGAATGCAGCTACCTCCTTCGCCGCGTATCCCTCGATCGTCGGCGGATCAAACATCGGGCTATGAATCAGCATCTCCGAGGCCAGGCGCACCCGCCAGTCGAACGCCGCCCCATACTGAAATCCGTCCAGCGAATTGTGCCGGTACTTCACCGCGCTCTCCCGTGCTTTAGCCGGCGACTGATCCATCGTTGATACCGCCGCGCGGCCGTCCGCTTCTTCAATCTTCACCCCCTTGTCCAGATCGTCCATCTCTCAAGTCCTCCTATGCAAAGTGATTCAAAGAAATACCCCACCGTAATTCTCACCTTAGCAGAAAAGATACCCCTTGAGCAATTAAATCTTGCCCCACTTCCACCCTTCACGCCCAGCGGCGAACTGAGACAAAATCCCACATCAGCCAAAAGCATACCCTCGACGCGAAATCGAACACGCCCAGAAAGTACCTATTTTTTCTGGGGAGAAAAGAGGGGGAGGGACTGCAACTGTAGCCGCCGCCGACCCATTGCTGGCGCGCGGCATCCGTGACCAATCGACAGAAACATGACCCAGGGGGCCGGCCGCCGGTCGGATGAGGAACCCGGGCGCCGCCTGGTAGCCCTCGCTCAACAAATAGGCAAACCGTGCAATGGTGCAGAGCACATGATTTTGATCAACGACTTACGAGCATTTAACACAATACCCATATTCGCATTTGGCTCTATAACTCATTGATTGCCTGAGCCAGACCGCTAATCTGTGGATATTACTTGCCGAACGCACCGCACACCAGGCAGCCGACCTGTGGATAACTTCCAGGTCGTCCGGGACCGAAAACCCGCCTATGTGTTCCATATACGCAACAGATTGGTAATTCTGTTGCTTTTTCGCAACAGCTATCACGAAACTGTTGCAAAAATGCTAATTGTTGCTCCTGCGCAACAAACGACCAAGGGAGAAGGCGGATTATCCCCCTCCACGGTTTACCTCAGATGAGAATGTTTATCATGTGTCTGCTTTACTGCTTCTGCTTCTGCTTCTGCTTAGGTCCATCCTGATCCACTATTCCGAATTACTTCCACTTTTCTTACTTACGACGTTGACGCTTTCCGCGTTGATAGTAACATTTTTTTGTTTAATTTTCGCCCGCTGGTTTTCCATGTATTTTCGCTTCGACTCACGAATTGTTTCCTCGTCGCGAATGTCGCGGTACTTCTCATAATTGAGCAGGCGCCAACCGCCGTCTATTTCTTCGATACGCCTACCTTCTGCGACCTTGCTACGGCTTTGGCGATCTGGCGATAGGAAGCAATCTAGAGCTATCTTGCAATCTTCGACAGGGACCCGGGCAATGTTGGCCAAGCCAGGGACGCTACCATAGACGCGGCCGTGTCGATCTGCCATCGCAAGCATAGTAATCCACACGATGCGGGTCCGCTCAGGTTCACACCATATGGTTGACGCGGTGATGTCTGAGAACAGCTTTGTAAAAGTCATGGACATGGTAAGCCAGCACCTTTTCTTATTGTTGAGAAAGTGGAAATTTAAATCCACTGTAGCTAAACAGTCAAGCGGAAAGTGACGGATTGCGGCAATCTTTGCCGTGAATGTGCCCTAGAACGAGTCTAATCTGTGGATAAGTCGGGGGATAAGTCGGTGCTCGCCTATATCGAACAATGCGTTATCGCATAGTGGCATACCTTTCGCATGATAGGGTACGGACACCCGATTATCGACTCAAAGAGGCCGCTATGCGTCATATCGCAGCACTCGCAGCACTCGCGCCGGCACTTGTCAGCGCGCACCAGATACACGGCGCAGCTCACGCGCACCCGGAAGGCTTGATACTGTTTGCCGCCGTGGTGATCGTGCTCGCTTGCGCTGCAGCGGTTCAACACTTTACAAGGAAAACATGATGACCACGCCCGCGAACAATCGAGAATGGCTTGAGAGGGTCCGCGCAGAACATAATGCCTTTTGGCGCAAGGTGCAGGCATGAAGATCGAGCACCTACAACATAAACTCGGCGGCCGGATCGTAGAAATATCCGCCGCCGAGCATGAAACCTACAAGGGCGTAGCAAGCTGGTATTTTGCCGGCAGCGTGATCTTTGACGACAGCAAGACACAAGAGCCGCAAGCCTGCCAACTCGCGCCGTGGGTAATCTGCGCGGACCAAGACAACCCATCCGCAAAAGCCGAGGCAGAGGCCATTTTTGCCGCCCTTACTGCCCACATGGAAATGGCCGGGCAATGGCACGACGCAAAACATAAGCGCGACGGTCGTGTGTATAGCTGGACCCCGTTTAAACTCAAAGGGAGTACGCCGATATGACCACGCCCCCGAACGCCGGAAGCAAGGCCGCCGCGGATGTCGCCGCCCTGTTGCGCGCGAGAAATCCGCTGATCTGGATTACCACCCGAGAGGAGGCGCGCACCGAGCGCTTGCTGATGGAGGCCGCGCAAGCCGCGCAGTATGAGCCGCGATTCTGGGATTGCGCGAACGGCATCGCCGACTATGCCGGCAAGGTACTGGACGCACAATGTACCGACCCCGCCCAGGTCCTGAACACGATCCGCGACAGCTCGAAGCGGCAGGTGTGGATCTTGCGCGACCTGGCGCCCTGGCTGAAGGATCCGACCGTAAACCGCTCCCTTCGCTCCCTTGCCCGGCAGCTTACGCTTGCGCCCAGGGACGAAGCCCGCGCCGTGGTCTTGTTGACGCCATCGAGCGAAGTCCCGCCCGAGATCGCCGGGCATGCCATCGTGATCGACTGGCCTTTACCCGACCGGGCAGAAATTGCCGACATACTGGACGCCGCGATTGCAGCCCTGCCGGACGAGATCCGCGACGCTGCAGCGCCGAACGGCGCCCGGGACGCTGCAATCGATGCCGCCGTAGGGCTCACCGCCGAAGAGGCGCAGGCTTGTTACGCCAAATCGCTCGTTTCGACCCGGCGCATTGACCCCGCGACCGTCAGCGCCGAGAAGAAACGCGTCATCGCTCGCGAAAAGGTCCTGGAATGGGTTGACCCGATCCCCGGCGGCCTGGACGCTGTTGGCGGCTTGGAGAGCCTTAAGGCATGGCTGGCAGCGCGCCGGGCAGCTTTCGGGCCCCGGGCCCGCGCCTACGGTCTGCCGGCGCCCAAGGGTGCATTGCTCGTCGGTGTGCCCGGGTGCGGTAAGAGCTTGACCGCCAAGGCAATCGCCGCCGCCTGGGGTATGCCCTTGCTCCGCTTGGACATGGGCGCCCTCAAGTCTAAATGGGTTGGAGAAAGCGAGGGGAATATTCGCAAGGCCTTGCGCGTCGCCGAGACCGTAGCGCCGTGCGTGCTTTGGCTTGACGAGATCGAAAAAGCGCTGGCCGGCGCCACCCAGGGAGCGGCCGACGGAGGGACGTCAGCCGACGCCCTGGGCGCCGTGCTTTCGTGGATGCAGGACCGCGCCGGTAGCGTGTTTGTGGTCGCGACCGCGAACGATGTCACCGCCCTGCCGCCCGAGCTTTTGCGCAAGGGACGCTTTGACGAGCTCTTTTTTGTGGACTTGCCCAACGCGACCGAACGCGCCGCGATCCTCAAGACCGCCTTGTTGCAGCACAAGCGCGACCCGGCGACCATTGATCTTCCCGGTTGCGCCATGCTCGCGCAGGACTTCACCGGCGCCGAGCTCGCCGCCCTCGTCCCCGAGGCGCTTTACACCGCTTTCGCCGACGGAGAGCGGGCGATCAGCACCGGAGACATTTGCGGTGCAATTCAGGCGACCGTGCCGCTCGCCCGCACCGCGAGCGAGAAGATCGACAAATTGCGCGCCTGGGCGAAAGGCCGCGCGCGACCCGCCAGCATTACCGCAACGCCGACACCGACCGCCGGCCGCGCGCTGGACATTTGATTACCCATTTTCGGGCGCCGGACGCGCCCCGGAATGTGCAATCCCGCACAGATACGCAAGAGGAGTAAAGACACAATGAGAACCTCAGTATTGAAACCCGGGTATCTGGTCAGTCTCAAAACCGCAATCAGGGGAGGCGTGACCTACACCCGCCGCGACATCGAGAGCGAGCATATCAACGACGACGGCGCCCGCGTCGCAGCTTGGGAAACCTCGAAAGAGATTCCCGACCCGGCCGACTACGAAAAAGCCGTGCTCGCGCGCACCGCCGCCAGATCCGCCGTGGCGCGCGTTTGCGCCTACTCTCCCGCCTTTGGCTTTCTGTTTCCTGCTACCACCATAGGCGCCGAGGCAGCGCTTGACGAGGCAATCAGAGAGGCGCGCAAGATTGCAGACGAGCACAACCGCGACAGCAAAACGTCCTACCTGCAAATATCGGTAATCTGCGGGCGCATCGCCCAGGACGACGCCGAAGCCGCGCGAGCAGTAGGAACCGAAATCAGGGAATTGCTCGACCAAATGCGCGCCGGCATCGCCGGCGCCGACCCGACCGCAATCAGGGAGGCAGCGAACCGGGCGAAAGGTCTTGAAACGATGCTATCCGCCGAAGTAGCAGGCAAAGTATCCGCCGCGATCATCGAGGCGCGCGAGGCAGCCCGGGCAATCGTCAAACGGGTATCCAAAGCCGGAGAACGTGCCGCCGACGTGGTAGCCGACCTGCAAATCAAACGCATCGACTCCGCCCGCTTTTCGTTCCTCGACTTGGACGAGCCCGCCGCCGAAGTGGAACCCGAGGCACCCGCCGGACGTGGTATCGACTTTGAGGCGCCGCCGCCGGTAGTCAACGCCGCGCCCGCCAGCGCCCGCTTGATGGAGTTATTCTAATGCCCTGCATGAGCCAAGCTAATCGCACCCCGCAGGTTATCGCGGACCAGCAATCCGCCCTCGCGCGTCTAGGCGCCGCCCTCGCCGCCGGCAGCGTGACCGTGGTCATAGGTCAAGCCGGCGGGATTGCTTTCAAAGGCTGGAAGGATAACCGAGGCGTGACGGACCTTTGCGCCTATCGCGCATTGACCGCCGCGAACTCCGCCCCGCTTCGCCGCGCTTTGGCCCGCGCCGAGGCGGTGAGCGGGCGCAAGATCAACCCGCAAGCCCTCGCCGCCGGCACGCACTCGCACGACGGCGGGAGGACTTGGGGAAACCATTAACCACCACGAAAGGGAACGCTATGAACCTGAAACCGATACAACTCGAAGAAATCAGACTATCCGCCATGCACGGAGCGCAACGCATCCGCGCCCGAGGCGTGGAATGTCGCGCCGTTCTGTTGCTGTTCCACTCGACACCTGCAGGAGAACTCGGCGACCTTGACGCGATCGACGTCGAGAGCGCCGACAAGGACGCGCGCGCAGCCCTGCAGCGCAAGTTTGCCCGCTCGCCCGATGTCGCCGCCGCCGTGCTGATCAATGAAGGTTGGCAATCGATCATCCCACCAGGCGCACCCGTCCCAAACACGACCGAAGGCGACCCCTTGCGCCAGGAAGTGCTCTTGATAAATTGCCTTACCGCGACAGAGCAATGGTTACTTGTCGCAGAGATCCACGGCAACCGGATAGACGACGCGCAATTCACGCAAGCGGACGGCGCCAACTTCGCCGGACGATTTATCCGCGAGGCGCAAACATGAAACCCGCCGAACACGCTGCGCAACTGGCCGAGGCATTGCGCGACATAGCCAGCTTTGCGGACAGCGCAATCCAACAAGACATATTGAACGGCGAGGAATGCTACCCCATGATGGAAAGCATACGCGCCGCCTTGACCGCCTGGGACCGCCACAACGCGCCGCCAGCCGAGCAGACCGCCCTCGATCTTTGAAGGCATTTCTCAAGCAACAACCGTTAAAGGAAAATCATGAAAACAGTAAAGAGGACATTCGAGGCGCGCAACTATCCAATCGGCCACCCGGACAGGACGCGCCTTAATCTGGACTGGCTCACGAGCGAATACATGCCATCCTATCGGTACGGCGTCAGAGAGGACGACGGCGCATATACGCCGTTCATCTACCGGACCAAGACGGAAGCGGAAGCACGAGCAGCGCAGAAATGAAACCTACCACCAACGCATTGAGAGAGGGGGTCAAGGGGCAGAGAGTTGCGCCCCTTGCCAAGCAAGCCGACGCGCAGCCGAAGGCGAAGAAAGGCTATAAGGACGAAGATTATCACGGCTTTTTCCCGATCAACGGCAAGCGTGCCAGATTTTCTACCTATAGAGGACGCAGATACGTCCAAGCACAAGATGTTGCGGATGAAAAGTTCTTGACAACAATAGGTGGCGCAAAACCATGAAAACGATCTGCTACGTCCTTTCCCTGCTCGCCGTTGTCGCCGGTCTAGCTTCCGCAGCTTGGAAGCGCTGGCCTCAAGCCGCTTTCTGGATGTCGCTCGCGATCTGGTTGACGCTGCCATGAGCACGTCCGAATTTTTCCCAACCGGAACGCGCCTGCACAAATCCGCGCGCCGGATAGAGCTTTCGCAGCAACGCGCGAGCGCCGCAGCTTCCAAGGTGTTCGACGAACAGCAAACCAAAGCCAAGGAGGAGGAACAATTCCGCCTAACGGTCGTTTGGAACCGGAACGGCGGATACCGCGACGGCTTTACCGGACAGGCAGCGAACCCGCCCGCTTGGGGCACCATCCCCGAATGGTCGAACGCATACGCCGAAGGCTACGCCCTAGGCATGGTCGCGGCCAAGAAGATCAAGCGCCACATCGGGCAGCAGAAGGAGCTTGAGCTATGAGGATCTTGGAAACCGCTAGAACCCTAGCCCGGATTGCAGGGATAGGGGCGGCATGGCGCTATCTCAAGGGTGCGGGTAGGATAGCCCTAGCCGCCGAATTGGACACCCTAGCAGCCTATATTCAATTGCTGCGCCACCGCGCACTGTCAAAATCCCGACACAATCGAAAGGAGCACTGAAAATGAGAATACGCACAATCGCCTTATCCGTGACCGCCCCGCTTACCTTGTCCGGCTGCTTTTTCTTTTTCCACGTCCCGAACACGCCCCCGGATGCCGCCGGCAACTGGAATGCCTGCATCAATCAATATCTGGTCGTCGGAGAAAGGACAAGGACACCGAACGGGCATGGGACGATAAAGGCGATTTTCGGAAGCTCACCCCGCTGCACCAGCTCGACCCCGACACTAGCGGAAGTGGCCTACGACTAGCCGGCAGGGGTAGAGATACCCCAGAACTGGCACGATTTGCAAAGATTATTAGCCAAGTCCCGGCGCCCGGCAAGATGCGCCTGCAGCATCACCTGGCGCTTCGGACCATTCCAAATCGCGTCTAGGCTCTCTGTGTTCAGATCGCCGATGAGCCCGGCATCGGAAGTATCAAGGCGATTGCAGCAGAATACCCGCCCGCGCCAATCCACCGTAGGGCGACCAAGGAAGTCTAAGCAAACACGGACCTCCGGCACGATAGGGTCAATCCGGTAGTAATTCCAGTTGCCATTTTTCGAGTGCAATGCTCGATTGATAATCGGCACGCCTAGCGCTTCGTAAGGTTCAAGATTCTGCACCATCCCGACGCACTTTAGTTGAACCTGCGGCCGGCGGGAACCTTTCTTTTCGAGGAAGCCGCGGATTGAGTTAAGCTGAATCTCGCGATCGTGGTCGTTGGGAATTACCGATACGGTAACGGTTGTCGCATTGTCAATGATCTCGTCAGCCCTACGGTCTAACGCTTCGCCGTGCGTGACTATGGAAACAGGGAAACCCTCGAACAGCCGCAACGCTTCGCCCAGGCGCGGATATGTGAGCGGATCTCCATCGCGGTGGCAAGAGATAATCACGCCAGGCGATAGCTGCGCACGGATGCTTTTCATGAGCGCAAAATCCATATCCCCGAATTGCAGATTGGGATTCACCGATTCCGACTGATGGCCGCACATGAAACAGAGGGTTTTTTTGTCGCAGCGCGACGTAATTTCCAGATTCAACTGCGAAAGGCCAATAAGCATCACGCCGCCCTCGGAAAAGATAATTGTTCGACCAACTCTAAGTAATTTTCTTCCGGGTCGAGGCAGAACGCCACTTTGCAGGAACCGGACACGACCGGAGCGCTTAGAAATTCAACGCCCGCGCAGGTTAATCGGTAATACTCCGCATCCAGGTCGCCGACGGTTAGCGCGATATGAGAAAAACCAATGACGGCGAGACTTATACGCTTGTCTGCCCAATCTTGCCCACACGGAGGATGCGACTCGAACCGCAGCAGTTCAATCATTCCGCCCTTCGGCAATTCGAGCTTCACGGTTGTCACACGCACGTCGTCCAAGTCGAGCATTTTATCAAGGTTCGCGCCCGACTCAAGCTCTCGTTTGACGACGCGAAACCCGAGCAGATCAACGTAGAACCGCAGGGCTGCATCAAGGTCAGATACGACCAGGCCCGTATGCCGGAAGGCGAGGATCACGATTCAACCTCCGCGAACAATGGTGCGTCGGCGTGAATGCGGCGCTTGGCGATTTCGATGTACCGCTCGTCAATCTCGATGCCGACGAAAGAAAAACCTTCACGCATGGCAGCTTTCCCTGTGCTTCCGCTTCCCATGAATGGGTCTAGGATCACCCCCCCCTGCGGGGTTACGAGGCGGCACAGGTACTGCATCAGCGCAGTAGGCTTTACCGTTGGATGGTAGTTCTCGTTCTGTCGATCGGTGTTCGGAGATTGAAATGTTCCTGGCGATTGATCGCCGCTTGACCAGTTCAGTGGTTTTGTCTGCATCCCCTGCAGCCCTTCGTTGCGGTCTTCGCGGCTCGCCTTGGCGCAGTAAAAGAATCTGGCCGCGCTGCCGGTGTCAATGTGCTCAATGCTCTTGTGATTATCAGAAAGCCAATTCGTGCCTTCGACAGTCGCGTTCTTGCTGCGGTCGCTACGCTTTCCGGTGATGCTGGATTCAGGAAAACACGCCAGCACTTCCTCACTGCCATCGTGGATCAGGTTAGCTGGCCAGCGGCCGTCGGCGCGAACCACCTGCGGAACATCACCGCCATTCTTAGACAAACCCCACTCTTGCCCGCTGGTATCTTCGGTGCGCTGCCCGCGCTGCATCGTGCGTAGTTGAGAAGCGTCCGCGTCGACGTCGACCGCCACTCGACAAGCGCTGATGTTCAACCCCCCGGTTCCGTATTGCTGCACGTTCGCCGCGACGGTGCCTATCAGCGGCTTGCGGGCGAGGATGATCGGCTCCCATGCTGGCTTGAGCGCCGTCCCGCCCCACGGCCCGTTGTGCGACTTCGGGAACCCGGACCCGTATACCCACATCACGGTATCGCGGATCTCCCAGCCCGCGTCCTCGATCGCCACGGCCAGCCGGTGAAAGGTTCGCGTGCCACCGAACGCCAGCAGGTAGGCTCCGGGCTTTAGCACACGCAACACTTCAGCCCAAAGCGCCGGATTGTGCGCGACGTCTCCGCCGTCCCATGTCATACCCATGAATCCGGTAGTGACGCGCGCTCGACCGTAAGGCGATTCAAGGTTGACGCTCGCCGGGCCGGTCCCGCCTTTCTTTCCGGTGGTCAGGTGATACGGCGGATCAGTAACGCATGAATCGATGCTAGCGTCCGCCAGCTTTTTCAGTTCGTCAAGGCAATCGCCTTTGATTATTTTTACCGACATGCGCAACCCCTCCAAGGTGTCGCTCGAACGCTATCAAGACGGCCGTCTTCCTCCATATGACATTTACGGCAAAGCGCCTCGATATTGTCCGGGGCGTTATTTGCCGTGTTGCCGTCCTTGTGATGGCGCTCGGAATTCTCTGAACCACAACGAACGCAGGGGCCGATAACCGGATACATCTTCAAGGCACGTTTGCGACCCGCTTTTTCACTCACGTCGTCGCCAGTCCATTGCGGATGGGATGATCCGCTAGCGTATTGCCGCTCCGCCAAAACCTCCGGCGAGAATTGATAACCCTTGGCTGGGCCGGGGCTCAGGCGTGGCACGTCCTCACCCTTTTTTCTAGCGCGAGTACGCCGCATCCCCTCGGCATGGCGAGCACGCCGATCTTCTTGTTCCTGTAGGATGCGCACGCTCACGCGGAGTCTACCTCAGCAATCGCCTCACAAAGCACTTCCACACCCTCTAGGAGCGCGTCATCCGGTATCGTCAACGGCGGACCGATCTTGATGCTTTCGCGCCCTGTATGTACCACGAGCAGGCCCTTTTGATAGCATCGCTCCGCGACTCGGCTTGCAAACTCGGCATCCTTGAAAATCAAAGAGGCGATTAGACCCTTTCCGTAAGGCTCCCCAATGTGGCAAAGCTCATCCATAAGGATTTGCCCCTTCCGCTCCGTTTCGCTCACCAGATCCAGCAGTTCGATTTCCTCGATGACCGCCAATCCCGCCGCGCAAGCCAACGGATTCGCGGAATGGGTGCTCGACATATTACCCACTTCCGGCAAGTCCATCACGTCAGATCGACCCAAGACGCCCGACACCGGGAACCCGCCGCCCATGCCCTTGCCGACACAAATCAGATCAGGCTTGACGCCGTAATGCTCATACCCGAACTTTCGCCCTGTCCTGGCAAAGCCGGATTGCATCTCATCGAAGCACAAGAGCAGATTATGCTGCCGGCAAT